AACTGAAACAAGGTCTTTTGATAATCAATACAGTTTTTGTATGCCAGAGAAATTGAATACGGAATTAATGCTCTTAGATTGGGCCTTAATTTTCTAGTGCCACAATTCAACATCTTTTTGTGGTGTCTATTCTTTGCATCTTCAAAAGCCAGTTGTGGGAATTGACCCCAAAGAAAAACTGGACCGACGGATTGGCACCAAGGGAGACCTATGATATCGTTGAAGGTTTCAATTGCACCCTTGACATTCTCTATTATCCAAGCATCGGGATTAAGAGCATCAATTATTTCGATGGAAGCTTCCAATAGGCTATTATCAAAGTTATCTGGGTCCCTATCCATCTTAGCAAAGCTGTATTGATTACAAGGAGGGGATGCCCAAATAACCAATTTTTTTATTGAGCCATGGTGTACGTTTAGAAATGAGTTAATGATGGCCAGAGTTCTTTCAACATTACCAACATCACTGATAATCAAACCCTCTGTGTGTTCGAGTAATTCCCTATTGTTATCAATACGAATCACGCTCCAATCTGGGTCGTCCCAGAATGCTTGAGATGCACCACCTAGCCCAGCAAATAAATCAATCATGATTTTCATTCTTCTTCACCACAAGTCAATATATCAAAATTGATTGTATATCGGTATGACCACTTTGTACAAAAATCACATGTGATAAATTCGTTTTCAGCATGGCGAAATTTCTCATACATTAGAAATTGTTCTTTCATGTAGTATTCGTTATGTAATTCATATTCGCCTAAATTAGAATGGCATTTCAATAAATGTTCTTGATAAATATCAAGAAGAGGTTGCCACCAACTCACTGATACCACTCCGGCCAGACTCCGTTTTCCTTCCAATACTTGAAAGCAACATCATCTTGTTCTTTTCTCTTCTCATCTGTCTCAAGCAATTTCGCTCTGACCCATTCGCTAAAGTTGGGTAATCTGGCGGCTAATTCTGCAGTCTCGGCGCATAAACTGATAGTTTTACTAACTCTCATATCTAATGCGACCCCGTTGTACTTAATTAATCATCCTTTTTTTTGGTGGAGGCGTAGCCGAAACTGTAAGTTTGAGTTTTAGTGTCAGTTCTGCGTAAGCCTATCGGCCCCGATAACCTGCACGCATTAACGAAAGCGAGCCGCTTCGCGACTATAAGTATAACCACACAAGGCCCGATAAAGAAGATTGAAGTGATGTTTATAGAGTGGTGGCGTGCCTGAAGAATTTATGGCGAAAGGCAGTAGAGATTTAATTTTGAGAGACCGACTACAATTTGATGTAACAGGCGCAGGTGACACAGCCCTAGTTTATGGGCGTGTTGACCTAAGTGATTTTGTGAATGTGGTTAAGCGAGAAGGTATGAGCATTAAAGAAATTAGATACCAACTTCGAAGCCCATCAGCACCTAATGGAATCCTTATGCCTACGCTATTACGAACTGCTGGAGGTGCTAACCCTAACGCCAGTATCAAAGTGTTTGGAACTACTACTGCCTATGAGAATGTTGCAGATGTAGGTATTGCTTCACCGGATGTTATCAATGTCCTAGAAATGACCACATCCTTGCTTGAGGATGGCGCCGGGAATGTTGCCGACGCAGTTAACCAATGGACACATTTCGGTACGCCAGACTTGCATCCCGAGGGTTATCATATTGTAAGCGACCTTTTGGTTGGTGTTGCTTGTGATAACATCGATTCAGCAGGACTTACACTCGAAATTGATGTAATGGTTATTGGAGAACCTGTGAAACTCACTGAAGCCGACATGACCGAAATGTTGACCCAACAACAAGACCTTTGAGGTGTTGTAGTTGCCCAGAGAATTTGATTTAACCGACCCTAACGAGGTTTTAGAGCGTCTTTCATACGCAAGGGCTGGAGCCAAAGTTGGCGCCAAAGTTGGTGGCGTAGTTCCGCATCCTGCTGGCCGTGTTGTAGGTGCTACACTTGGAGCAATTAGCGGATTTATTTTAGGTGACCAGGAAACGGTATTCCCAATTGATATGATAGCAATACCGGCATATCAAGCATACTTACTTTCTGGCACACCTGCGTTTCAAATTTACATCAAAGAAGGTGAAGTGTTAACCCAAGTTATTCCTACTGATGCTATGCAGTCTACCGAAATTATCGCAACTGATACAGCTACAAATACAGCTACAAAAAAGCGTAAGAAATCAAAGTATCATACTTCTTATGGTAAGCATTTCAAAGCCATTCAAGCTGATTACAAACTCAAAAACGGTAAGTGGAAAAAGAACGGTTTCAAGCGTTGTGCTGCAGCGGCTCGCAAGTTAGCAAAGGGAGGTAAGTAATATGCCAATTTCATTTATTAGAGAGTCTATTGAAAAGAAAGAAATTACCACAGATGGAGCATTAACTATCGTCCAGAAAAAAGTTGAACTGCGCAGAGGTAGTGTTCATGAAATTTTAGCATGTGATATTTATCAAGATACAATCGTGACTTTTGGTGAAGCGACGGATGTTTATATTGAAGCTTTTGTTACTCCATTCCCAGTGATTTATTCCGAAATGGACTTCACAGTGGGTCTTGGTAATCGTGGACCATCTGCGGCCAATGATACAATACTGTTTAAATCGATTCTAGGGCCATTTAATTCAACTACAAGGACACTAATGGATTCGAATCAATTCCCATCTCCCCAGATTGGAGCGGGACCTTCATTCTCATTCTATACCCCTTTTGTTTATTTTACACTCTTCATTCATCATCAAGATGGATTGCCAACAACAATCAACAATTTATCACTTTCATTTATGTTGAAAGTGAAATCATCCAAAGCCACAGTGGTTCAATATGGATTGGGAATGATACGAGAGCGTTCAGTTGCACAAGGAATCAACTTGATGAACCAAGGACGGACGATTCCAAAAGCCGATAATGTTGGCCAAGTGTTCCCGAACTGGAAGTATGGAGGGATTCGTCCAGAGAGAATGCTTAGGGGAACTGAAGCAAGGAATTTTTGGCTTAATTATTCGGCCGATTCATCCGAGGCGATGCTTGACACAGCCAATTTACGAACATACATCAAAGGAGCAAGAACAATGGCTTCGTTCGACCAAGCCTTTGGCGCTGATGATGTAGCAAAAGGACCGATTCCGGATTGGCTACGATTTGGCCTGAACCGTGGATTAGTTGCTGGACCAATTCGAGCACAGCAACCACCGAGAAAACTTGCAGATAATGGTAACACCTTGATGCTCTAAGGAGTGCAGCTTGGATGAAAGACATCGATGTTCAGCAGAATCGAAGGATTGAATGGTGCGAAAAATTGCTCTATGCAATTGTTGTTTTACAGTTCCCACAAATAGCGGCTTTGCTATAATTCAGGCTAAATCTTCCACAAACTGAAACAAGGTCTTTTGATAATCAATACAGTTTTTGTATGCCAGAGAAATTGAATACGGAATTAATGCTCTTAGATTGGGCCTTAATTTTCTAGTGCCACAATTCAACATCTTTTTGTGG